TCGCCGAACACTTTGTATCCGTTGTCTCGCAACTGTTCGATCATGTCGTCTATGCTCTGCTCCTCGACGCCCTCGCCCTTCTCCTCAAGCGCATCGCGCAGAGATTCGACACAGCACGTTTCCGCGAACACGCTGACGAGTTCGTGGTAATTGACTTCGCCGCGCATGGCGTGGGCGAAGTTCGCGATCCCTTCTTTCCCGATTGCGGTTTTGACGCGATTGATCGCCCACTCATAGAACAGCGCCGGGTCTGCCGGGAAGCTCTCGATGCTCGCCTTCTCGATGCCCGCCTTCTTGAGCAGCGCCTCGTCCTCGTCGCTGCTGAGGTTGCTCAGGTAGTCGATGACCGCCTGCTCTCCGATCTGCTTCGTGAGGCCGAACCGCTCGATTAACGCCTGACGGCACTCCTCGTCAATGGCGACTTCGGGGGCGGTGCGGATCTCCTCGGCGCTGAACTCGAACTCGATCGGGCGTATGGCGGTGATCTTCAACATGACCGTTCTCCTTTGTGACGACACAAACGTGGCCGCTCACGGAACTGCAAGCGACCGTCCTCCTCCGTCTCTGCGATCATCTACAGGTGCATCCCGATAGCGCGAAGCGCGAGGTGGCGGCGCGTTCCCTTCACCTCGACCCAACGGCGGGCAAAAGCCAGAGCGGCGATGTCGCGGGCAACGGTATCTTGTGCGCCGGATCGTGCGGAGAGCCTGTGCCATTCGTCCGCGAACTTACGCGCAGCCTCGGATAGATTGCTCTCCGCCCCGCAGGCCCGTGTCATTCGCAAAGCCAGCAGGCAGCTAGCGCCGTCCGCTTCTATGACACCGTAGATCGCTCCCGCGAAGTCGGCGGGCATGAACCTCATGCACGGCATCGCCATGCGCGACCGCATCCGCCGCACCGTCTTCTCCATGTCGGACTCCTCGGGCTTCGGTTTCTTCGTCATGATCGTTCTCCTTTGCTTGCGCATTGCTCCGCGTCGATTTCGTCAGGCGCTCAAGACGCGATGCATTGATGGAGCGCTTCGCGCCGCCCATGCGGCGCGATTCAATCTCGGTGGTGACGCTCACACCGTCACCGTACTCGCGTCGCGTCGGGGTGTCTGAAGTTGCCCCCGATCAGGCGCGAGCTATGGGCAACAGGTTCGGTGCAGCACCCGCGCAAGGGTGCGAGCGCGTCGCGCCGTCGTGGGCGTACCCTCGACGCGACAATCGCTCACCGGTCAGGGCGTCGCGCTGCGCCTCGCGCCCGCGTCACCCCTCCGGCGTCGTCGCCTGTTGCGTTGTCAATGAGCCGCCTACGGGGTCTGTGCCCCGCCCCTGCTGGTGGGTCCGGTGTCGCGCTGCGTCCCGTTCGCCTGCGCTCTGCCGGTGTCGCGGCACGCCGTCGCACCGCTGCCGTCCACCATTACCGTCCGGGCTGTTCGGTTCGTATTCATGCATAAATTATAGTCCTTTTATAGGGAATGTCTACCCCGATTTTCGCCCTTGTGCGGGGGTTTAGGGCGGGTTTTGAGCAGGTGGCGTTTCGATGCATCGTCCCTTCAGTATCGAAGGGCGCCCTCGTATCATGCAGGGCGAGGGCGTCCCCGCGTCGATTCCCGCACGAGGACGCAGCACGTACAACAAGGAGGGCCGCGATGAACGGACGAGGAGTGGCGCAACACAATCAACCGCCGACGGTCGAGCTTGAGCCGGGCGACCCGCGAATTGCAGAGCCGGACTTCGACGAATGGCGGCGCGGCGGCATCACCGGCACGGACGCGCCGAAGGTGCTCGGCGTGAGCCGCTACGGCGACGCTCTCGACGTCTACATCAGCAAGGTGAATCTCGCGCCGACGCGCATCGTCGCCGGTACGGGCTTCCAGCAGAGAGGCCGGGCATTGGAGGATGTCGCGGCCCGCGAGTTCCAGAGCGACCTCGGCGTTCGCGTCACTCGCGTGGCCCGCAGGGCTCATCCGGCGCGACCGTGGCAGAGGGCGCACCTCGACCGGCGCGTGCTCGGCACGATGGTCCATCCGACAGCCGGGCTCGAACTCAAGACCACGACACGCTCCCGCATGGAGACGATCAAGAGCGAAGGATGCCCGGAGGAGTTCGCGGCGCAACTCGCGCACGAGTGCGATGTGTGGGACTACTCGCTCGGCTACCTGTTCGTGCTCTGCCCCGAAACGTGGGAGCGCCGTGTGTTCGTTTATGACTGGACGCAGTGCGCTACGCTCATGGACCTGCGAGCGCTTGAGGAGGCGCTCTGGACGAAGCACATCGTCCCTCGCGTGCCGCCGATGGAATGGGCCACCGTGGCAAAGCCTGTCGTCACGAAAGGAGCGGCGACAGACGAGGGCGACATCTTTGCCTTGACGGGAGACGTTGGCGAGCAGTTTATCGCTCGGATGTTCGAGTTGAAGGAAGCTCGGGCGCTGGCGGAGGAAGCGAAACTCATGCAGGAACTCGCTCGCGCAGAGATTGAAACGTTCATGTCTGGCAATGGATTCAGCGCGGTCGAGATCGACGCGATGGCGGACGGAGTGCTTCGGAGGTTGCGGTACTACTACCGCGAGACGGCGGCCCGCCGCACGCTCGATCAGGCGAAGCTCCTCAAGTTCGTGAAAGCGCATCACCCCGATGTCAACGTCGATGCCGAGTTCTACAAGACGGGCGAGCCCGGCATCTACTCTCGCGACTTCTGGATTCAGCCGAAGGCAGAAGCATGAACGCGGCGGGCACGTGCATCGTCCTCGCGGTCAGCATCGTGAGCTTCGTGCTCGGTGTGCGGGCTGGCGGCAGGACGGCTCGCGTCTTCAATCGCGAAGTAATCAAGGAGGGAGTCATCGTCACGTTGCGCCGACACCGCAAGAGGATGCTCGGAGCAGGGCGCTACGATTGCGCCACCTGCATGAACTCGATGATCGCAGACACGCAGCGGTCGATCATCATTTACGACTTCACGGACAAAGGAGAACGAGATGGCGAATGACCTGACCACGACCGCTCGCGACGATGAGCCGGTCGGGATGTCGATGACCATGACCGGAGACGGGCCGACCGATCCGGCAATCGTCGCAGCAGCAGAGCGCGAGAAGGCGAGGTTGCAGATGGCGTTCATGGTCGCCATGAGCAGGCCGCGCCATGAGGAGAACGCACGCGCACGCATCCTCGCGAACTGCCGCCGTCGCGAGTTCGCCGTAAAGGCGATTTACGAGAAGCCGATGGGCGGCGAGCGCGTGAAGGGTCTTTCGATTCGGTTCGTCGAGATGGCCCTGCGTGAATGGGGCAACGTGCTGACCGAGGCGAGCGTCGTCCACGAGGACGAACGCGGTCGGCGCGTCCGCATCAGCGCGATGGACTTGCAGACGAACACCGCCTTCACTCGCGAGGTGTTCATCGCTCGCGTCACGGAGCGATCGCGGCTGGACGAAGGCCGCGAGCTTCTCGGCACTCGCAAGAACTCGAAGGGAAGGACGACGTACAGGCTGGTCGCCACCGATGATGAGCTTGACCTCGCCACGAACTCCGCCGTGAGCAAGTGCCTGCGGAACGAGGGCGGTCGGCTGCTGCCGGAGGATCTCAAGTCGGAGTCGATGCACGCAATCGACGCAGCGCTTGACAGCGCAGGAGCGCAGGACATCGGGACGTATCGCCGGGCGATCCTCGATTCGTTCACGCGGCTCGGCATCCAGCCGGTCGAGCTTGAGAAGGTGCTCGGCCATTCGATCAGCACAAGCACCGCGAAGGAACTGACCTCGCTGGAGACGATCTATCACACGCTGAAGTCCGGCGAGGCGGTGTGGAACGACTACGTTCAGGCCGAGGAAGGAGCCGCCCCTTTGGCGGAACGGCTGGCCGAAATGAAAGCGAGGGCCGCGACCACAGCATCACCGGCGTCGCCTGCTTCGGCGGCAGCGCCTGTTGCGTCCATTTTTCCGGAGACAGCAGCATCTTCGGCTGGCACTTCACCGAGCACGACTGACCCCGCGCCTGCCACGAAGCGCAAGCGCCGCACCGCTGCCGAGAGTGTGGCCGAGGCATCACAGCCGAACGATCCGAAAGGGCCGCTCACGCAGGAGCCCGCACCGCCGCCGCCCGCGCCTGCGAGCGACCCCGAAGTGCTGACGCATTGCGATTACTGTCAGACGATGAAACCGGAGGAGGGCTTCGTTCAGGTCCATGCGACCAACGGCAAGGACTACGCACAATGCGCGGACTGCTACGCGCAGGCACAGAAAGCGATTGATCGCGTGGCGGCTCATTCGGCAGGCATCGCCGAGGTGTGCTACTTCTGCAATCAGAACGCCGCCGGAGGCGACAAGTTCGAGATGCTGGACAAGACGAAGGTCAATCGTTGCCTGACCTGCAAAGGAAAACAGGAGGCGGCCCTTGCTGGCAACAACGCCAACGGATCGCGCACGGTCGATCAGATGAGGGCCGACCGAGACGCTGCGAGGACGGGAAGGTAGCAGGGTCCGATCATCGCGCCCTGCACCTGCGGGGCGAACCAACACTCACGAACGGAGAACGACATGACGATTACATGGACGCCAATCACGGACGCGATTGAAGCGAGCATCGCGACTGAGGTTGGCACGAAGATCGCCGCCGCTGCCGACGCCCTGAAGGTGGCGATTGACGCCTTCTTCGCTGTGTTTACCGGCACGCCAGATGACGACTTCGTGGAGATCCAGACGTTCCTTGAAGACCTCGCGGCTGCGATTGAGTCGTCCGAGCTTGCCCCGACATCTTCCGACATCGTTGCTGCCGTCACGACCAACATGGAGGCGTGGGTGCTGGCCGCCCACGAAACCATCGTCACCGGAAGCACCGCCACCGAAATCTCCACCGAGGTTGTGCCGCGCCGCCACGAGGGCGACCTGCCTCATGCCGTGGAGGATCCAGAATGACGTCAATGCTTTCACTGGCCATCAAGGCCGAAATCTCTGCCACGGTCGCGAGGTTCAGAGGATCGTTTCCGAACCTCCAGACGGTCGCCAACGAGAGGCTCGTGCCTCCGGGGGCATGGTCGGCAGTTCTCGGTGCGCGGCGCTTCTCTGTTCGGTACGTCACGTTCAAGCGCGTGACCACCGACGAGCCCGACGTCCGGCACCTGTCGCCCTATTCGCAAATCCATTACTTCAAGAAGGAGGGTCGACCGGATCATGTCGTGCGTGATGATGTCGTCACGCTCTGCGGTTTGCAGTTCAGGGAAGGAGCCACGTTCTTCGATGAGCGCTCGAACTCGCGAGCGAGAGACTGCCCGTATTGCATCGGGCAGGCGAGAATCAACGGGCTCGTAATCATGGAGGAAGTCCGCGAATACGGAGGGACGTTGTGAGCCGTTACAAAAGAATCGAGGTGATGATGTGGGGCGACGAGAAGTTCCGTTCGCTTTCGCCGATCCCACCGTGCGCGGCAGGGCTGTGGGTCTACCTGCTGACCGGCCCGCACAACGGCATCATCCCCGGCCTGTTCGCGACAGGAGAGCGGGCGCTGGCGGAGGCGCTCAGTTGGCCGCTGTATTCTGGAGAGCCGGGCGCTTTGTTCGACGACCATCCGTGCGGCTTCCGCGAGTGCTGGCGGGAGATCGCAGCGCAGAAGATGGCGTTCGCTGATTGGAAGGCGAGGATCGTCTACGTTCCTCGCGCCCTCATGCACAACAAGCCGAAGTCGCCGAACGTGGTGGTCGGATGGCGACACTCTCTTGCGGAGATTCCAGAGTGCGCTCTCAAGCACCGGGCGATTGCAGAATTGAGGGCGGGGCTGGACCTGTTCGGCCCTTCCTTTGTCGCTGCATTTGATCGGGCCATGCGAGACGGAGCATCGAAGGTCGGCGAGGCGGACGAGGACGAGGACGATCCGAACGAGCCCGACCATGCTGCGGAGGGCGCTGCCAATGCGCTCATCGTTCATCACACGCAGATCGTGAAGGAGGTGGTGGCATACCTGAACGAGATGGCAGGGACGAAGTTCATACCGACAACGAAAAGCACGCGCAGGTTGATCGTGGCCCGCATTGCGGAGGGGCGCACGGTTGACGACATGAAGCGTGTAATCGACAAGAAGTGCGCCGAATGGCTGACCAGCGACAAGATGAGGCCGTTCCTCCGCCCGGCCACGCTGTTCAATGCGGAGAAGTTCGAGTCATACATCAACGGCCACGAAGGAAGCGGCAGGGAGAGCGACGTATTCTCGCGCAATCGCGCCGCGATGAAAGGAGCATTGTCTTGAACGAAAATGCCGCCATGAGGCAGCAGCAGGCGGTCCTTGCGCGACACGGCCTGCGGATTGACCCGACCCGCTGCGTGATGCGGATGTCGATGGAGGTGCCTCTGCCGCCCGATCCCGGCGATGTCATTGCGAAGGAAGGTGAGGCTGTTCCCCGCTCTGTGACCATCCCTGTCGGCTGCGTGCTGAGTGTCGTGGGATTCTCAAAAACGCTGCCGATGCAGGCGAAGCTCACGGTGCCGCTCGGTGATGGCAAGACGCTCGGGCTCGACATCGCAGCGGAGGTGCTTTACATCATCGCCGCACCGCTGGTCGAGAAAGCGAACGCGCCCTCCGACAACCCACGGGCGGCGGCGAAGGTGATACACCTGTGAAGCAATTCATCGTCGCCCTGTTCGCCTGCGCCGAGGTGTTCAAGGAACTCGTGACAGAGGAACGAGCGCGGGCCTATTGCGCGGTGCTGTCAAACTACAACGAGGACGAACTCGTGCGGGCGTGCTTCGTGCTGATGCGGACGGGGCAGCGCTTCCCGCTCCCTCGTGACTTCATCGCCACGATTGTGGGCGAAGGGCTGGACGTCGAGGCAGAAGCAAGCGCGACGTTCGCGCACCTTGCCGCGAGCGACTTCTCGTGGACGGTCGTAAAGGAAGCGAGCGACAAGGACGAGTGCGTGAGGATCGGGGTCGCCGCCTGCGGTGGCCCCCGCCTCATGCGCGAAGGAGAGGAGGGATTCACATGGAAGCGTCGCGCCTTCGTGCTTGCGTACAAGGGCGCGAGGCAAAGGGAGATCCGCGAACGCGAGCAGAGCGTCCTGCCCGCGCCCACCACGGCAGTCGGCAGCCTCATTGATCGAGTGACAAAAGCGCTGCCGTCAGTTCCAAAAGGAGGAAGCTCGTGACGAGGTATCTGAAAATGACGGGATCGAACCGCCTCACAGTGAAGGAAGCCAAAGACCTCACGAGTCTCGTGTACGAGGCGGCGAGGTGGTGGCCCACTCTCAGCGACAAACATTCGCCTGTCGCCCATCGCGCCATCGAGAAGGTGGTGTTCTGTTTCGAGGCGGCTGCCCGTCGGCCCGCAGCGAAGATGCCCGATCAACTACGCAGCGCGCTGCACCCTGGCGGACGCGCTGTGGTGGAGATATCAGACCGTTAGGAGGTCGTGACATGGGCGACGAGTTGAAGCCGTACCCGTTGGCGAGATGGGATGCCGTCAATGACGGAGTTGAGGGCGAAACGGGCTGCACGCGCTCTACCGAAATGGATGCGCCGCGAGATGGCGGGAGGGGAGGGGTAGCGATGGAAGGGTCGAGAAACTGCTACGAGTGCATGCATGGCCCAGAGTCTAAAGTGTGCCCAGCCTGCGGGGCGACGGGAGGGCTTGCGGGCAAGGTGTGGCCGAGCGTGGAGGGGGAGACAGTTATCAAGGGGATGCCGTTCGTTCTCGACGATCCCGTGCTGACGCAGGACCGCTTCGACGATGCCGTGGCTCAGGTCACAGAAGCAATCGAACACAACTGGCGAACGGGGTGCCGCATCATCGTCCAATCGCTGAAGGAGGGGTAATGATCTGCTGGCAATGCTTGACCGCCGTGGACTGGACGATAGCTCCCGGAGATTGTCATGTTTGCGGGGCTGAGAAGAGCGATTCCGATGTATTCCGCGCCGACCGCTTCATGGCGCTGGTGGCGGCGCTGTCTGCGCGAGATGGCTATGATCCAGGTGAGGCGGTCGTGCATGACGCTCTCTTCACCATGCGCGAGATCGAGCGCCGCGTGGAGGCGGGGGAATTGTTCTGGAGGTCAGGCCGTGAAGAAGGTGCATGAAATACGGATCATCGCCGCGATACTTGCGCTACTGATCGCCGTCGCGGTGGCCGTGTCGATCCATGCAGATCGCGGATCACCGGGGCCATCGGCCCAACCAACGTGGCACGAAAGGACTGAATGATGCGTAAACTATTACTCGCACTGTCACTGGTCATGATGCTCTCTGTCGGCAGCGTCGACGCGCAGGTACAGACCGTGCATTACTCGTGGACCGCGCCTACCACTGGCTCGGCCGTCCACCACTACATCGTGCAGCACAAGATCAACGATGGCGCGTGGGTCTCGGTCGCGTCTGTCGTCATGCTGACGTATGACCTCGCCGCAACAAACCTCGACGAGCACCAGATCCGCGTGGCTGGAGTTGACGCACTCAATAGGCAGGGGATTTGGTCGGAGCCGTCGGAACCCTACACGCCTGACGCGGGCGCTCCGGGCGGATGCGGTCGGCCGGTGAGGTACTAGCGATGGGTTATCTTCCGGCAGTATGCGCGGCGTGCGTCGGATGTCCGATGATGTTCGAGTGCTCGATATGCACGGACATGGCGGCGCGAGACATGAGGGCCAGCACGACAGACGCCAAAGAAGGAGAGCGCCGCGTCGCAAAGAACGCGGCGTTCATCAAGAGGATGGCCGACCGAGCCGACAAGAACGCCTGCCCGCCCGACGACTGCCCGATGGGATACAGGACGGCGGGAGAAGAGAGGGGAAAGGCATGACCGTCGCAGCCGCCATCGTGTGGTCTGCCAGGTCGAAGCATGGCCCGCAAGTAGACGGAGAGCCGCTGTGCCTGCGTCACCTCCTGCCGCTCGGGTTCGGGAGTACGGTGCTTCATCAGTGGCTCGGCCCTCATGAAACAATCGTCAGGCAATGCTCGATGTGTCAGGCGGCGCTGATGGATATGATCCCGCGAGACTGTCGACCATAGAGAAAGGAGCCGCAACGTGGTGATCGTGAACTTCGGGCCAGCACCGATCATCGTCGTTCTCAACGAGGACGAGATCGCAGAGGCCGTTGAGTGCGGCGCGGGGCGCTTCGGGCGCGTCGTGCGACGCGGGTCCGTGGACAAGCGCGATCCGCATGGCACCATGAGAATCAACGCAAAGGATCGTCACCTGCTAGGCGCTCGCGGAGAGAGGGCGTGCTGCAAGGCGTTCGACATTCCGTGGGTTGATGTTGATGGCTACCGTGTCAGGCCGGACATCGAGGTGAGCGTGGGAGTCGAAGTGCGAACGCGAACGAAGGGAGGAGACGAGCGGCTCATCGTCAGGGACGACGACCATGACGAGCGGATGTTCGTTCTCGTGGTAGGAGACACAACCTCGCCCGAGTACGAGGTCGTCGGTTGGCTGTTCGGATTCGAAGCGAAGCGTGCGGAGTGGCGAAAAGATCCCGGCGGGCGCGGCCCTGCGTTCTTCATCGAACAGCAGCACCTCAAGCCGATGTCCGCATTGCTCATGATCGTAAGGACGTCAATGGCGACAAGACCGCCAGAAGGAGGAATGGTATGACGGAGCACCTGCACTACGAGTTCGAGGCCACGGTGGACATGGCGCTGGTCGCGGACACGATGATCGACGCCGAGCTTGTAATCGAGGCGATCCACGGACGGGCCGCGATCAAGAATGGCGAGGCCGACTTCACCGTGAACCTGAAGGAGCGAAACGTGAAGGTCTATGCCGGGCCGTTCATGCGCGAGGCCGCCCGCGTGTTCACGCGCTTGCTCATGCACCGGATCGGAGAGACGGAGTTCGCGGTCGCTCACTTTGGCCGCGACGGGATCGTGCGTGCTAAGGATGAACGAAATACCGGAGTGCCGAAGGGCTGATTCGTAGGATCGCTCAGGACGAACGATGAGGCGGGGTGCTGCGACACGGGCGGCGCCCCGTCGTTCGTTTCGCCTGCCCCGGCCCCGGCCCTCGATTCATGCCTGCGAGGGCATGGGCGGAGGGCAAAAGGCGGCGGGGCGGCCCAAAGGAGGAAAGCCGCCCCGCCTTGCGCGGAGGAAGCGCATCGCTGACGATCCTGCGGCATGAGGCCGCAGAAGTCAAGCCCCGGTCAACCGGGCCGCCCGTCGCCGTCGATGTCAGGGCCGGTGCCGGGCTCACCGAGGGTCGGAGTCGTCGCGTTCGGCCCGATCAGACCGCCCCCGTCGCGCACCGGGGCGGGGTGTCCGATCAGCGCCCTCAACGCCGCGAGCTTCTCGGTCACATCGACCGCCTCGGCAATCACGAGGTCCATCTCCTCAGCGGTAGCGACCCCATCACGCAGGGCTCCGGCAGCGGCACGCACAGTGTCGGTCGCCTCCTGCATGAGATCGGCCACGCCGTCGAGAACGGGAGCGGCGTCGTCCACCTTCGTCGGAATGTCCGGCCCGCCCATCGCCCTGACCATCGGATAGACGAGCGACTGAATCAGGGCCAGCAGGCTCACCACGTTCTGCGTCACTTCGGCACCTCCTGTACGGTTGAGTCCGTTCGGTCACTTCTTGCGGTATGCGGCCACGAGTTGAGCGGCGCTCTTGACCACCGACTGAATCGCGATGGCCGCACCACCGAGCGCGACGCCGCCGCTCCCTTCGCCGAGCAGTTCAGCGACAGGCAACTTCGCTCCGGTGATCTTCTCGTAGACGATGCCCGCCCCGACTGCGGCAGCGGGAGCGAGCACCTTCCCCCACGGCTTCGGCCCTGTCATTGGGCCATTGCCCACGGCCTTGCCGAGAGCTCCGATTCCCAACGACAGACCGACGCCGAGTAGCTGCACCAACATCGGGCTCATGTCTGGACCTCCTGTTTGCTCGCGTGAAGAACGGCGATCAACGGCTCGGGCTCTCCGTCAAGCTCGCCCCATCGTGCCGCCTTCGGCCTCACATCAACGTGCATGAAGTAGCTGCCGTGTCCGTAGTAGACCCCGATGCCGCCACCGGCGAACTCATGCACGACTGAGACGACGAGGTAAAGATCGTTCAGCGTCAGACCCTTCGCCTGAATGTCTGCCGCCAGCGAGAAGCCGAGCCCGTTTCCTTTGGGCGATCCCTGCACGAGATGGAACGAGTGCGCCTTGCCTCCGACCTCTCGATTGTGCGCCTCGCAGCGCGATCCACTCAAGACCTTGATCGGCACTCCGACCGCCGACCTCACCTGCTCAAGCGCTTTGATGAGGACGGGAGACGGGCGAGAGAGCCCGCACCCGCAATGGCAAGCGAACTCCTTCGTGCTGAAATGAACGGAGAGATCACCCATCACTTCACCGCCTGTTCGATGATGCCCCTGTTCTTTTGGATCGCTTCGAGGATCGTCAAGCCGAGGATCGTCGCCGGGATCATCGCTCCGAAGAACGCGGCGACGACCACGCGCCCGCTCGTCGCAATCTGCACTTCATGTCTGCCCACCGCAAGCTCGACCTTCTCGATGCGCTTGTCCTGCCGTTCGCAATTCGTCTCATGCCACAGGTCGATTGATTCCTTGAGCGCACGGACCTCGACGGCGATGAGTTCTGCTTCGGTTGTTGTCAAATCGGAACCTCCGTGAGTGTCGAGCGGACGCGCATCGTGCGGAAGTCGATGCTCTTTGCCACGCAGCGTAGGTCTGCAATCGTCTGGCCGTCTGCCGTCAGGGCGAAGTTCGTGATCTTGTGCCCGATGTCGAAATCAAGCCCGGCGATATTCTGCTCGATCTCGACCTGCCTGCGTTGCTTGTAGTGCTCTCCGACAGCCATCGTGCATATCTTTGTCCTCGGGGCGGAGTCCTTGAAGTACGGAAAATGGAAAGCTCGCACGGTTGCCTTGAAGGTGTTGCGGACAACCTCGATCTCCCTGCCGCCCTCCATCTGAATGTGGCTACCGTAAAGCGCTATCGCACCGCTGTCGTAGGTGTGCGAGAGGTATTTACCTTTGCCGTCGCTTTCGAGCGCGGGCTCCCAATTCGCTTCGTAGCTGTGTGCCACCTGCGGTCGTTCTTCTCCTGTGTCCACATCCTGGACCGTAGCCGAATATCGAAAATCACCGCTGAACTTCACGACCTCGCCGAACGTTGACCACACAGACGAGAACAAGTGCTCGTTCGTGTAGCTCCACTCCACCTGCCCGACGATGCTTTCGAGAACGGAAGATCCGGCAACCGACCTCGGACGAAGCCGGGAGAACATCGCGAACTTCCCGCTCATGTCGAAGCCCACCATGTCAACGGAGTGCATCGCAATGTTCAGAATCGTCTCGCCGATCTTCTCTCCGAGCCTGCGGCATACGAACACGATAGGGCGATCATCTACGGACGCACCGTAGTCGGTCGATCCCTCTTGCGAGTCGTAGCAAAGATCGAACTCGGTCATGTTGATGAAGTCGGTTGACAGCCCCTTGTGCCGCAGCAGCGCGGCAATCGCCTTCGCTGGCCCGCCCCAATAACAGTACGGCTGATAATGACGAAGCTCCCATGTCGTACTGTTGCTCGCCCCGAAGCGAGCGGGGAATTGAAAGAACAGTCGAATGGCGTACGGGGTCGTGTAGTTGAACGGTAGTTGATAGCGTGCGCTGAAATCCTGCGTGAGTTGAAACACAGGTTCGAGGTCGCCATGAATCCACGCTGGAGTCAGACCACGCGGAGCTTCGTAGGTTGATGCCTGCGCGAACCTGCAAATGATCGCGGCACGATCTTCTCCAGAGCCGCCGATCTGCCGAGCATAGAGCCGCCCGCGCTCCTTTGTGTTGTCGCCGTCTCTGTTGCGCGAGAAATTGGGTTGATAGATTGTGGTCGCGCCCGTGACGACCCACGAGTTACAGGTCTGATTCTCGTGGTCCGTTTCAAGCGGACCCATCGCAATCGTGGCCGATGCCCAATTCTGCACGAATTGTGCGACCGTCCAGCCCGTTGCCCACCATGTCGATCCGAGCGGCATGTTCCCGCCTAGTAGTGAGGGACGAACGTCAGGCCGGTCGCAACATCATCGCCATCGGTTTCATCCCATTCTTTGCGAATGATGTCAGCGGCCCCTGCCGCCTCCGTCTTGATTACCGCAAGGTACGGGAGCAGCGTCCCGTCGGCTCGCCTCGCGTCTATGTATGAAACATCAACGATCTTCCCGACATACATGCATGGGAGAAGCGACCACGCACCAGCTAGCTCGACAAGGAGCGCGTGGAACAGGTAGCAGGAACGCGCCGGAGCCTGCCACGCCCCGACTGAATTGTAAAAGAAGTTCCCCGCCGTTGATGGGTAGAACAGTCCGTCCGCGTTCGACACCTCAATGTCCTGCGTGACTGTCTCAAGCGGCTCTTTCGATTGATGGCTGAATCCAGCGGCCTTCCACTCTCGTTCGCCCGGATCAGTCACTCGTCGATCCGCGCCGAAGTCGGTGTGGATTGTTCGATAGGATATGATCGTAGAGACGGCTGACGTCGGCGTTCCGATCTGAAACACCGAGCGTATCCTCGCCCCTGCGTTGATGGCGTCGATTTGAGGCTGCGTCAAGAGCAGGGCCATCGCTACAGCCTGTAACCGATCCCGACACGCAACATCGTGACAGCAGCGACACCAGTGAGAGACGAACACTCGTAGTTGATGATGAGGTTCGATCCCATGATGCCGTCATTCTGTTCATTCAGCGGAGTGCCGGTGTCTCCCCACGGGCAGACGCGGAACATCGCGCCACTTGCGGAAAGGATGTTCGGACTGACCGTTCCACGCAGCCACGCATAGGTGGCTCCGGCGGCAGCGATGGACGCTCCGTTCGAGAAGAACCGACCACCGCACACGAACTCCCTCGGCACGTCTCCGAGTTGAACGTTGACTGAAAGGATTCCAGAGCCACCGGGCGTTGCTGTGTCGGTTCCGGCCATCTGAATCTGGAGGAAGTTCACGATTCGCCAATCAATCGGGATCGCGCACCGAATGAGGTTCCCGATGATGCTCTGCGTGCCAGCCCACAGATAGAACTCGTGCTGACTTGATGGTGTCGAGAGCTTCGCAAGGGTCAATGATACGGTCGCCATCGCTCATCACTCCTTCGTGCAGATGTCCGCAAGGGCCGGAACGTAATCGACCTGACGGAGCTTCAACGTGCCGAGCCAATGCGTACCGTCGCGGCTCGATCTGTGAGAGCCCGGTATCTCCACGATCTGGAACTTCCTGCCGCGAGCGGCGACGATCATGCCGGACGCGAGATTGTCTGCGGCAGTCGCATGAAGGTCGGCCATGCGGGACGCGCTGAATACCTCATTGTCTACTCTGATCGCGAGAGGCACGAATCCAGCCGACCCGTAACTGCCGTCTCCGAAAAAACTGAAAGTCGTCTCCGAGGTGGGAGGCTGGATGCTGCCGGTGCGTGTCGCAATGGCTACACCATTGCAATAAACAACAAGCCGCTCGTTGTTCCATGTGATGCCGAACGTCACCACTCGCCCCGGAGTCAGAACCGATGCTCCGACAGAGGCGGAGATGACGTCCGATCCACCACTTCCCCAGTACATCACGAACGCGGCATTTGGATAGCTTCCGCTGCCTCCGCGCACGTCACAATGGAACGCATATCCTGACGCTGGAGAAATCAACTTCGCGCACCACGGAGAGGTTGTTTCGTAATACCAGCCGGACGGAATGTACATCGAAAACATTGCCGTTCCGCTGCGAGGGAATACAAACGAGGTAGCCCGGAAAAAATCACCCGAAGCTCGCGTATTGAGACGCCACTGCGGAAAGGCGGGAGCCTGCTGCGATGAGTCGGCTTGAATCACGCAAACGGACGGCCCGACCATGAGGTCGAAATCATCAGTCGATCCGGTCGCAGGAGCGAGGTCGATCTTGATGTTCTGATTCGCTGACACCGCCGGCCAATTCGCGTGATATGCGTTGATCCAGCACATCGTCCATTCGCTGAGGTCAACGCTGGCGAGGCTGCGCGAAGTGAGCAGTCCGTTCGTGTTCACGAGTTGAAGTTTCAGGCCGGAGCCACCACGACCCTTCAGCATGACGCCCACGCAAACCGAGCAGGCACCGGTCACGGCAGCCGGAAGTCCGCGTGCGAGGACGCGCCCGTTTGTGCCGTCGCCCGTGCGCCGCGTGGCGGAGTAGACGCGCAAAGCGCCCGGCGCTGCGGGCATCCCGAAACCGTGCGTGATGAACTCGCGGCTGACGTCAGCGGCCCACGAACCCCACGTTTCCCAACCGCTGTCAGCGTTGCTCGTCCCGACCGGATATGATCCCGGCGGGCTTCCGGTGTAGAACAAGTTTGAATGACCGGATTCCATGATCGCGCCCGCTCCGAAAGGAGTCTTGACGAGCCTCATGTATTCGCTCGAATAGAGCCGCATCACCCCTTGCGGGGAGTTGTAGTTGTCGAACGTGTAGCTGGTGGCCCGGTCGCAGACGATCGTGACGGGCCAGCGGCCGGTCAGGTCCGTTATTGCAGCAACAGATGACGACATGGGGCGAAGCGCGAGTTCGGTCTTGACGCCAAAGCCCGGAGTGAAGTAGACAGAAGCGCGATCCGCCATCCATCGCAAGAGGCGTGCGTGCGTGTTGTTGCCGATGTAGTCGAGGGCGAGGTTGATCTCGACAGGCATTGCTCGCTTGTTAACGAGGATGCTTCCGTCGCTCATGTTGTGCTCGTAGTCCTCAAGCGACGGCGACATCTGCGGGATGGCGCACGGCTCTCCGAGCGGATCGACGAGCAGGATCTCGTCGCGTGCATTGTCGATGGACGGGACGACCGGGCTTGTCTCTGCGGTCAAGTACGCTGACTCGGACAGGCGCAGGGAGTCGGCCCTGACGAGCGAGAACAGCGGGGTCGGATTCGCTACGCTCACGCGGCCACCACCCTCTTGACGTACTGCTGGCTGGCGCGGTATGCGCTCCTGCCGAGATCCATGACGTCGCTGTGCCGAACAGGACGGGCGATGTTGAAGTGATTGTGGATCGACATTCCCTGCCCGCCCCCCGCAGAACCGAACGGGCTGATAAAGCTCCCGCTCTCCGAGTTCGTCAAGAACCTTTCCAGCCGGGCCACCGTACTGCGGTCAACGACCACCTCTCCCGGCATGAGCAGGGCCGGAACGCTGTCATTGCCGCGAAGCCCGCGCCGAATGTCGTACCCTCCGGCAGCCCGCGTGAACATCCCGCCGCTTGCGCCCATTGACATGCCAGTGGATTCGACTCCAGACGGCAAACCGCCGCCGCTGCCGAATCCGATTGCGGCAGACAATATCCTTATCATGATGAGCTTTGCGATGATCGCTTCGAGTGCTTTCATCAAGACGTTCATCAAGAACTCACCGAGCCTGAACGCCCCGTCCCTCATGCCGAGGAACGTAGTGACCGCCTGCGCCCCCATGTCGCCGAAGTCCTGAATGACGCCCATGCGGACGTCCTCAAACATTTCGCGAAGCTCTGCGGCCCGGTCCTTCGCTCGCTGTATCTCGGTCGTCATGCGTCGAATGTATTTCAGCGCTGCTGGCCACCCAACCTTGTCGGGGTCGAGCGTCATCAGCAGGTCGAGCTTCTCTTGCGTCGCTCCGAGGGATTCAGCGAGGCCGACGACCACGCGATGCCAGTCCTCGAACTTCTCCGCTCCGATTTCTGGAACGTCCTGAAAGTTGAGAAGTTCGCGCACCTCGTCTGCGAACTTCTCCTTCGCGTCGTTGTCGATGATGAGCCCGACCCTGACATCAGCTACATTGCCGATGAGGTCCGTCAATTCCTGTTTCGCGTCCGCGATCTTCGGAGATCCGGCCAGAGCGTGAAGCTCCTCTGCGAACTGTCGCTCCGATTCGGGACCGAACGTGAAGCCGACATCGACAGAATATGTCGTGCTCTTGCGGTCGAACTCCGACATGCCCTCGCGAAGCTCTTGATTGAACTTCCTGTACGCTTCTGCGCGCTGTTCCGCTGCCTTGATCGAGGCAGCAGCGGCGTCGGCCTCCGCCTTGCCCTGCGTGCCGAGCGCGGTGATTACGTCGGTGGCAACGTCCTTGAGCGAACGCTCTCCCTCGATGAGCGCGTTCGTCGTTTCGTCGAACTTCCATTCCTTCGTGGCGACCTTGAGATCTTCGGCGATCTGAAGAAGGTTCCCTTCGTTGACGATCTTCGCAATCTCATTGCCGAGGTCTTGAGCGCTCTGCGCCGTCGCCTTCACGCCATCCTTGCCTGCGGTGATCCCTTCGTACCAATCTTTGAACTCGGTCCTGAACTTCGCCCACCCGACCGGGCCAGCGCTGGCAAGCTGCAAGAGCGCCAAAGCCTCCGTCAATCGCTGGAGGTTGGTGTACGCCAGCGAAACGTCCTCGGTGTTCACGGCGGACATGAACTTCTGCATGTCGCCAGAGATCGAACCGAACCTGCCGGTGAGGGCATTGTCGAGCATACTGGCAGCAGCGCCCATGCGCGTGAGGTTGTCCGCAGCGGAGGTGGAGTCACGACTGTTTATCAAGGCGATGAATCGCGTGAGAATTTCGGTGTTGACGAGCTTCACCGGCATCCACGCTGCACCGATCTGATTCTTGAGCCGACCCTGCGCGGATTGGAGCCGGGCTGTCGCTTCAACGAGGCTCTCGCCCATCTCAAGCTGTGCTTCCTTGAATCCCTGCCCGAGCAGTTTCGCTTCGAGAGCGATTGCTCGCAGGCCGTCAGCGCCCTTCGCGAACACGGGGATCAGTTCGGTTGCATTGCGCCCCATGAGAGTCTGCAAGATGCTGACTCGCTCGGTGTGATCGCCGAGCTTCCAAATGGCGTCAGCAATCTCCATCGTCACGGTGTCGAGATTCTTGAGCGCACCAGCCGTGGCGGTCACATCGACACCGAGGCGCTTGAAGGCGGTCGCCTGTTCCGCGCTTCCTTGTCGTGCTTCGTCGATAGAGCGATTCAGGCGCTTGAATCCGAGTTCGAGCATCCCGAGATCCTGCCGCTCGTATGCAGCAGCAAGACGCCACTTGCCAACCTCGTCAGCAGCGAGCCCGGTCTTGCGGCGAAAATCAAGGATCGTATCGGCAGAGATCGACGCAGCGATGGCGAGCGAATTGAGTTCCTTCACGATCTTCGACAGACCAGCGGAAAAAGCGACGACGGTGCCAGCCACCATCGCCGCCTTGATGAGCTTCGGGTCGAGAGCTTCGAGGAGTCGCTTCTTCATGCCATCGACAACATCCTTCGACTTGTCGGTGGCTTTGAGGACGATCTCGATTTCGCGCTTGACGTCAGCCATTACCATCTCCAGTCAGGGCAATCGCTCTCGCCATTGTGCTGTAGCAGAAGGCGAGTCGGTACGGGCTCATGTCCAGAAGTTCATCCGGCGTGCGACCGTACCTCCTCGCCATCTGGTCAAGCGCTACTGTCAGGTCTGCCCCGGCCCTGCCTGCGGGGCATGAACGAAAAGCTCCTCACCGTCCTCGTCTCCGGTGATCTTCGACAGCAACGGCAGGGCGATGTCGCCGAGATCGTTGAACGAAATGATGTCGTGATCAGAGTCCGTGACGTCACCGATCCTCGGCTTGACCATCGTGACCTTGAGGAAGTCCTGCGCGTGCTTCATCACGGCAGCGGAGTCGATCTTCTCAAGGTCGAGCTGTCCATCTTCGCGCCGAGGAACGTCAGCACTTCCCATGCCGAGCACTCCCGACCCGATGACCTCCGCGACGACTCCAGCGGAGAGTCGCCGCACGATGAACTCGATGCCATCGACAACGACCTTCCGCTGCGTCTTTGCAAGAATCTGATCTACGGCCCCCATGAGTGATCCTCCTCGGTTTAGGCGTTGGTCCTGATGATCGCTCCATCGAACTCGACGTTTAGAGTGAACTCCTGCGGCCCGTTTCCGGACAATCCGGGAGCGTCGCCCATGTAGCGACCGTTGGCGAGAGTGAACATGACGTTCGTGCCGTCGCTAATGTTGAGCGTGCCCATCGCGGTCCCGGCCATGAAGTCCGCGATCTCGGCCACCGTGTCGAGGCCGGTGTCGTCGGTGAGTTCGCATCCGATGGCAGCGGTCACGCGGATCTGCCCGCTCGGCTCGGGCTCGCGCAGCGTGGTCGCGCCCATGATGTTCCTGCCAGCATCGGTTTTCGGCAGGTCGAGCGTGATGGCGATGTTCTTGAATCCCCACGCAGCCGCCGCGATGGTGATTACGTCGAAATCACCCGGAACTGCAATGGTCGAATCTGCGGCAGCCGTGATGGCGGTCGCCGTCCTGACGACACAGGAGCGACCGATCCAGCCAACGCTGATCTTCGGTTCGACATCCGCGCCCAACTCGAAGCGCACCTGCGTCGGCTTGAGCCCGCCGAAGCCGAGTTGATAGTGCGCGCCCCCGGTCCTCATCCCGTAGTCCACCAGCGCGAACAGCGAGTTCGTGGTCGGCGGGTAGCCGGTCGAGCCACCGTTGATCGTGTAGATGAACGGGGCGGAGGCTCCGGTCCTGATGCCGAGCGCCTTGAGCAGCACGCCAATGACGGCATCGGAGGAGGAGTAATTGAACACCGTCTCGCCATCGACGTAGGGGATGCCGATTGACTGTGCGGCCGGAGGCGACAGCCCGAGCCGCGACGGCACGATCCTCGGCATCCGCTTGCCGAGCGTGCTGCTGATTGCGTGCTGCCAAATGTAGCCGGTCGTCGGGTCCGTTCCGTAGGTCGCCTCCGTGGCGAGGGCGATGCCACCGAGCCCACCGAGATAAACGTTCGCCATTTCAGACCTCCCTTACCATGTAGCGCCCTGATCGGTCGCGAAGGAAACCGTCAACGTCCACGAGATGAGCCCGTCGTCGAGAGTGAGGTATGGCTCGTCAAACTCCACGCCGTCGAACGTGATGGTCACGCCACGGCCCATCGTTGTGCGAGCCTCTGCGTTCATTGCCGACAGCCGCGTGAGAACGTCTTGCAGCAGCGCCATGCTCTCCGTGTGCGGGTCGCTCTGCCCCGGTGAGGTCTGCCCCACCACGGAGAACAGGGCCGTGAGCTTGTAGCCGAGCGGTGCGCGTGAGAGGATCATCGACATCGACGATGGCGAAACGAACAGCATCGACTCGGTCTTGCCGCGCTCGTCGCTCAACACGCGGATGTCGTCCGTGATCGCGGGCTGTGATTGATAGCCGTTCGCGTTGGTGATGTCCGCGAGCGCAACGCAGAGCGCAGACAACATTCGCTTCGGGATGAACTCACTTACCGCCTGAACCACGGTCCACCCTCCCGGTAAAGCCCTTGAGCGTCTCGTCAGCGATGAACTTCACCGTTGCCTGCGAGGTCGCCTTCAACGTGCGCGCAAGCGTCGGCCTGCCCTTGATCTTGACCCGAGGCACGAGGTGGAACATCGGCACGAGATTGCTGCGCGTCTTGAGGGCGCGAACCTTGAACAGCGTCATGCCGATTCGGATGAGCGTGCCTTTGGGGTAATCCTTCGGCCACAGCGACGCGCCCTGCCCGACTCGTGCGAACTCGGTCGGGATGGCGAGGCAGCGGTGACCGGGCTTCGGCTTCACGATGCCGCCCTTCTCCAGCAGGCGGGCGCGTCCCTTCTGCTTCGGCGGCACGACCGCGCCGTAGTAACCCGTCAACTCGCCGTCCTTGTAGTCCACTCGAAACATCTTGATGAGCTTGCCGCTGCGCCATGTGAGCTTTGTCGCGTGCGCCTTCGTCTTGCCCTTCTTGTCGCCGCGCACGAACTCGTTCTTCACATGATGCAGGGCGATGTTCGACAGCGCCAGCCTCATGCCCTTGCCAATGCCGCGCCTGCGGCTCTTGTGATCGGTGAGGAGAATCACCTGCTTGAGTTCGTCCGCACGAACTTCGGCAGAGAGGAAGCCGCCCATGTCGAGTAGGCTCACTTCCAAATCCTCCACGGAGCCCACGCCTGCTCGACCGCCTTCACGACGCTGGCGACCTCGAACTGTGCGCTCTGGCCGCCGGCGCTGCGCGACTCCATGCCCACGAGTCCGTCGAGCTTCTGGCGCTCCCATCGCATCAGTTCCAACGCAGCAGCGACGATGTCGCCCGGCAGGGAGCCCGCCGTCCACCCGCCCGTGTAGGCGACTTTGATGTTGCGCTCGTCGTCGGAAGGCGCGGGCCACGGCTCGCCGAAGCGCTGCACCACGCCGTCCGTGCCGTAGTAGGTGTAGGCGCTCGACGCGAGCGTGATCTGCGACAGCCCCGAGTCGTAGATGTCGATGGACGCGATGGCCGTGACCGGCGTGGCGTGCAGGCTGATCTGCGCGGTGTCCTCGCCACGGACATACTCCGTCACGGAGCCCGACAAGATCCGCAGGCGGTTTGTGAAGCGCAGGAACTTCGCGCTGACGCTGTTCAGGATGAGCGCCGCCCGCGTGTTATCGTTCTCGCCGAGGATGAGCTTCACATCCTCGATGGCAACGATGGGGTCGGTCGTGAGGGTGATCGCCATTAGATCGCCTCCATGACGCGGATCGTGAACGCCTCAAGGAAGAACGTGACCGCAGGCGATCCGGCAACCACGCACTTCACCTGCGCGTCGTAGTCGCCCACGGTGAGGATCTGTGCAGCCGTGGGCGTGATCTCGAACTCGCCGCTGGCGGCAGTCGTGACCGTGCAGGCGACCGCGTTCATCATCACCGTCGAACCGAGCTTTGCCCTCATCGTGAGAGTGTGCCCGGTGAGGTTGATGACTACCCCGGCCTTCGTCTTTGCGACGAACTGTAGCTTCTGCCCGTCGCTACCAGCGAAGGTTACGATCATCGGCCTGTGAGCTCGTTCCATCGTTCACCTCACGGCTGGCTGAAATAGTACACCGTCGTATCGTCCCCTTCTGCCGCTATCCACGTCATCCCCGTTTCCTTCCACCCCTCCGTGTAGCCCGTGACGTTGGGGATGCAGTCGAGCCAATACTGTAGCTTATAGGACGTGCCGGGCACCAGCCCGGAGACGGTCATCGATGCGGCGTATGAAGTCGCGGCGGAAACCGGGCGGTACACCGTGTCCCCGGCCCACATATCTGAGCCGGTGTCCCATACTTGATACCTGATCTTGCCGAGGTGCGACCACACGCTGAGAGTCAGCGCCACCTGTGATGTTTCGTCTATCGTTTTGACCGTGATGGTGCAGGACAAAAGGCGAGGCATCGGAGAGGCGAATGGAATGGTCGCATCGCTCGCGACCAATCCGGTCCTCGTCCCTGCTGAATTGACAACGCAACGAACTCCAATTGCTTCGGAGAGTGACGTCACCGCTCCCGGTGCGCGTAGATCGACCCGTGCGCCGGAGGCTGCTGCCAGCCCACGGCGCACGTTCTCGACCTGCACAAGCGAGGTGCGGGGCATCTACCACTCCATCGCGGGCCAGAGCTTCCGACCGCCTCCGGCTTCTCCGAGGGCAGCGGGCATAGTGAACGCGCCGAGCGTTGCGTCCGTGAACGCCCTCCACACCGTGTCGTCCCACCCGAGGATTGACGCCGGATCGGCGAGCACGATCCTCCAGAACAGGACGTACTCCTTCTCCGCTTCGAGCGTCCAGTTGAAGTCTTTGTCGGTGTCGTCTCCCCAATCGTACTCGTTCGCGAAGCCGGTGGCGGGCATCGGACCTTTGCCTGCGCTGTGCCAGTCATCGGCAAGGACATCGAACACGCGAACGTAAAGCGCGCCCATCGGCTTCCACATCGCGCCGAGGAACGCGAAGGCCGCTGCGGTGGGCGAGGTCGTGTATTCGTATTCAAGCACTTGCGGTTGATTGGCGGCCGTCGCGAATGATCCTCCCGAAGAAGCCGATGCTCCAGACATCACGACAGACGCACCGCCAACCCTTGCGATGCTGCCCGTCCTGATACTCTGCGAGCTTGCCCTTCCGCTTGAGCGTCCCATGTCGGTCACGCTCCTTTCGTCACGTTGCTCTTGCCGAGTGTCGTGAGGCGTTCGGCCTTCGGCGCGTCCACGCTCTCGACAATGCCCTTCGCGAGCAAGCGATCAAGCACCGCGTCCGCAATGCCGGAGGCCGTGCTGTCGATGAGATCGCCGGGGCGAACGTACTTGCCGTTAGGCAGGTTCGTCCCGGCGGGGTCGGTCACGCGGACACGCATGGCGTCACTCCTTCTTGCTTGCCTTCGTCGCCGCCTTCTCAGCAGCGGGGTCGGGCGGTGGATCGGGAACGTCGATCTCCTGAACGCGGATCTTGTGCTTTGCGATCCGCATGGATACCTCGGCATCGGACAGGCCGTGATCGTCAGGAAGCTCGACCTCGTGACCGAGCACGTCGGGGTCGATGAACTTGCCGTGCATCACAAGCGGTCGCACGGCGATGAGAACCTGCTTCTTCATCCGTCCGCTCCTTTGGTCGGGGCGCGAAGCCCTCGCCTCGCGCCCCCGTAAACATGAACTGACCCACCAGAGCGCCTAGGTGATGGCGGTCTTGCTCCAGTAGGTCGGGATGCCGATGCTCCACGCGGCGTGCGTGAAGACGCGCAGGTACGTCTCGTTGCTCGTCCAGCCCGCGCCGTAGGGGTTGAAGTCGATGGTGAAGCCGCCCGTCTCCGCGAGCGTGACCATGCCCATATCGCCAGCGATGCCGTAGTACACACCGCCGTAGAGGGCCGACGGGTGAGCGACGATCCGGCGACCGAGGATGGTCGGCGGGATGCCCTTCACGATGTCGCCCCACGCGAGCAGGCCGAGCAGCGGCGTGGCGTAGGACAGCGTCGCGAGGTTGAGCAGGTCACGCGGGTGGACGATCACGCAGGTCTCGGCGGGGTTGAGCCCCGGCGGAACGAAGGCAGCGTGCTCCTTCAGGAAGGTGAGGAAGCCCGCCATCGTGAACGAACTGATCGCCGTTCGAGTGCCCGGCCCGGTGGCGACGAGGATGCCGTCGTTCGGGGCGGGCGCGCCAGCGGCGTCGTCGCCCTGCAATACGCCCTCCTCCATCTTGCGAAGGACAGCGCGAGCGAGGCGAGCCGCAGCGACGGCACCGAAGTTCACGCTCGGCTGTGCCAGCAGTTCGTTGGCGATGATGATGTACGAGCCGATCCACGAGGTCACGAGCGAGTCCTGACCCCACTGCATCCCGGTCGCTTCCTCCGTGATCGGCTGCGCCTGCGTGCGCGAGGAAACGGTGGTGCGGTAGGTCGCCGTCGGCAGCACGGAGTCGCGATTGATCGCGATCTTCGAGCCGGGCGGGCATGTCACCTTGTTGCCGATCAGCGGGTAGATCGTGCCGTAGACGTCCTTCATCTCGGTGATGCCCGGAATGACCTGCGTCGGCACGAGGTATCCCGCGTACTCGGCGGTCGGGCTCGTGATGAAGTCCTGCGCCGCCTTCTCCGTCACGGAAAGCTCGTCCATCGTCTTGCCGAAGAAGGTGCCCTTCGGCGTCATGCGGCCACCGCTGCGCTTGTGCCAGTAGGCCGCGTGGACGAACTTCGAGAACTCGGCGCAGTAGTCCTGCGCTCCGCTCGGGCCGTAGTTCGTGTTGAGGTTCGCCTTGAACGTTTCGACGTCAGCCCGCAGGCGGGTCGTCTCGTCGGCGAACTCCTGTCGAAGCTGCACGGCAGCCGCGTTCGCCTTCGTGAACTCCTTGTCGAGACGCTCGACGGTTTCCGCCGCCTTCTGCACGCTCTCAACGAGAGCTTTGTCGATTTTGAACTCCTCGGACATGGCCGACTCCCTTCGATTCGTTTCGTAGGTTGCGCCGCGTTGCCGCTGCCGCCCGTGAGCGGCCCTGCCCGCTACGCCATTCGTTCAAGGGCTCGCATCAGCCTGTGCAGGCACTCGCGATGACTCGCCTCTGCCACCGCCGTCTTGATTGCGGCCCGTTCCTCGCGAAGCAACGCCAATTCCGCTTTGATGTCCAGCAGATTCTTCGCCTCGGCAGCAGCCGCAGCCCCGCCGTTCTCCTCGACCAGCCGTGCAGCGAACTCCGGGCTCCTGTCCATCATGGATCGCACCACGACGCGGGCATCGGGGTTAGCGCCCCTCGTGCACCACGAGATTTCTTGAAGCTCGATCTCGTGAATCTCAAGCCCGCCCTCCGGGCGCTTCTCGTACTTGCCACGCGAGATGAGCGCACCGATGCTGAGGTCGGTCACGAAGCCCCGCTTGACCTTGCCGTGAATGAGCATGGCGTTCGGATCTTCGGTGTCGAACTCGGGACGGAAGAACAGCGCTCGGCTGAGAGCGGGGTGATTGCCGGTGAACGCCTCTCCTCCGCCGAGCGGGATGTCCTCGAAGGTCCGCGTGTAGCCATGCGACCACAGCATCGCGGGCGAGGCGTTGAAGCGGGCCAGCAGCCAGCCGTCGCCCTTTTCGCTGCGATCAACGCGGATGATGTCGCGGTCGCTGTCCTCGGTCGCGCTGCTGACCACGCACAGCATCCGGCCCTGTGCGTCCTCGGACTTGTCGAGCAGGTGCCCGCCCTTCACGACGAGAGCGCTGCCATCGGCAAAATCGAATCGGCTCATGCTATTCCTCCTCAACAGGGAACGACGAGCAGCGGCAGTTGATAGTGTTGCCCGCCTCTCCGCCATCTTCCATCGGATACGCAAGGCCGCACGGGAACGGCTCGTCGATATTGCGGACCTCTCCATCGCATGTCACATGATCGAACTGATCGTTCTCGCCTTCGCCGCGCACGAGTTCATCCTGTGCCGTAAGCCAAACGTGCTTTCTGAATCCGGCGACCTTCATCTCCTCGAAGCGCGAGACGTTGTAGGCGCTGCCGACCTCCGTGCGTGCGATGGTCAGTGAGCGATTGATGCTTGTGTTGAAGCCGTTGCGTGCAAGGCGCTGGATCTCGCTGGCGATCTCGTAGTCACCGAGCCCGCTCTCAACGGCGTCGGCAACGTCCTCGATCAGTCGGTTGAAGACGCGCTTGCCCATGCCCTCGATCAATGGCGTGCGGCGCTTGATGGCCTCTCGGGCTCTGTCGCCAATCACGCTCGGACCCTTGCGGACGAGCTCGACCTCCTCGCCCGTGAATGACTTGCCCTGCTTGATCTCCTGCACCGACAGAGCGCCTTCCAGCGCAGCCTCGTAGTGCACCGGCACGATCTCTGCCTTGAGCGCCTCGATGAGCTTCGGTGCGCGCTCCTTGCCCAATGCGGTCACAAGAGCGGGAAGCGCCATCAGGGTTGCCCTCGTGGGCTCGGCGGTCCACTTGTCGATGAGCGCGACGGCATGATCCTTCTCGTGACTGAAAGCGAGGCGCACGCTCTTGCCGACGGCACGCTCCATGCGGGCCAGCCTGCGATTGCGGTCGATCTGTCCGCGAGCGTCAAGCATCCGTGCGCGAGCTACATGAAGCGGGCTGGCTGATTTGGTCGCGAGCCTCTCGGGCTCACGGGCATCGCCTTGCGACCTGCCAGCCCGCAATGCTTTGGCGACATCCTCGAAGGCGTTCTTGCCGGGCGATGGCGTGGTGCCGCCCTCGGGATCGTCTTCGGCGGCAGCCTCGTCTTTGCCGGGGGGCGTCGGCTGCGACGGTTGCGGCTGCGTCAGCGACGATTCCCAATCCTGCACGAGCAGGGAGAGCGGCACCTGTACGCTGGACACGAGCACATCGTCCGGCATCGGCAGGGCGTCAACGTCAATGCCGAGGTTGAGGCGCTCGTTCGCTTGCCTCCACGGCACGCCGTTGTTCACGAGCTTCGTCGCGATGTCCACCTGCTGCGACAATTCATCCTGAAGCGCCTCGATCTTCGACAGGTCGAAGCGAACATGGATGCCGGTGCGCGGAGGGCCATCGACGAAGTACGAATCGAAGGCGCTCTCGATGGAGTGCATGAGCGGGATGAGCGTCTGCGTCCAGTAGATTCGCAGGCGACCCTTGAACGTGGCGTAGTTGGGCTCATCGTCGCGCCCGATGAGCGACGGGCTCATGCCGAGCGCGGTGCAGATGCGTTGCTCTGCGATCTTCTGGTGCTCCGGCAGGAAGGACGCTGAATCGGCGTCGCTCGCCTGTCCTTGTTTGATGCCGTTGGCGAGCAAGATGTCCTTCTGCGACCTGCCACCGCCAGAGCGACGGCTCATCAAGTACGACAGAAGCTCCTCCTGCTGTTTCGGCATCATCTCCTTGTCGGTGCTGTAGACGTTGGGCGGGCCGCCTCGTTCGACCATGCTTGCGATGAGCGAGTCGCCGAGCCTCACGATCTTGTCAGGCGACATCACGCAATGCAGCGGCGAGAGCCCGCGCACGGGGTTGGATGGATTGACGAGCTTGTGATGCACGAGGTCGGTCGGCAGAACGACAGCCATCGCTCCGCCGCTCTGCACGTTCCAGCGGATCAGCGAGCCGTCAGGAGTCTTGTCCTCGCGGTAAAACTCCGGGTCGAGGTGGCCGTACATCATGCGCGGGGCTGCCGGATTGTCGAAGATCAGGAACGCCTCGCCCCGCGAGAGCGTCCATGTGACCACGAACTGAATCAGTTGCGAGGTCGAGATGCTGCCTGCGGGCCTACGGAACAGCATCCGTACCGGGTCATTCGGCGGCACATCGCTGTCCGCATCGTCGGGATCTGTCAGGAACAGCAGCGGAGCGCCAGCGATGTCGGTTGCCTGCCGCTTGATGCAGGCGTAGGCAATGACGTTCTCTTGATAGACGTTTCCGCCAGCGCCCGGCGTCCACGGCAAGGGCCAGCCGGAATAGAACAAGTCATTGAGCGTGTAGACTTTGGCGGCTTTTTCGATTGTGTCGGCGGGCGCAGGAACGGGAGCGGCGGCCCGGCTGCGAAGGAACGGCAAGAGCTTCATCGCACTCCTCTCACCCGAGGACCATCGCCGTCGGGATCGACTGTCGGAGCCCTTCCCGTGCAATCCACGCCGCCATGAGGCGGTCGCCGGTGTGCGCGTCCGGGCTCCATGACTTGCACTCCTCGATGAACTTGTCAATCTCTGAATGTTCAGGCAACCACATGCGGCCCATCTCAACGTCGGTGGCGAGGCCGGGGATGCCGAGTTCTTCGTGTCGTTTGCGGCGCGTGGTCGTGTGCCCGACCACGACGATCTCGCTGACATCATCCTCGGTCGCACCGAGCCCGCGAAGCACGGCAGCCTCGCGGATCATCTGCTGAATGTAGACCTGCGCCCCGTTGTCCTCGACGCGAAACGTAGCCAGCCCCGCGCCCTTGTGGAACCTCCTGTGGATGTCGAGGATGGCCCGCACGATGCCGCCCGCTTCGGCCCTGCACGACATGACATGGTGTGTGCGAAAGCACGAGCCGTCGTTAATCCGTTTGCTCATGGTCCACAGCACGGTTTCGTCGTGCTCCTCGCCTTTGCGCGTGGCAAGGTCCACGCCGGTGCAGACGATCTCCTGCGCCCATGTGTCCTCGTCGCCGTTGCCGTTGCCGGGATACGGGCGCGAGTTCAACCACTTCGTTTTGCCGACGCTCTCGCTGAGGGCCGTCTCGTTGAACACGCCGAGCGATTTCGACAACGGAATGTTCCTGAACTGCCGGTTGTAGGCGATGGTGCCGAGTTCGGCGCGCTTCGCTTCGAGGCGCTTGCGCGGCCAACGGGCGGGCCAAAGCGTCGGGCGCTCCCCGCCGTCTTGAGGCTCCCCGCCATCTTCGGCGTCGAACTTCGCGCTGTGCCATGCAGCCCTGCGGGAGAGGACATGCAAGGCATCCTCCGCGTGCCATGAGGTGTCGAGGATCAGCACGAAGCCGCCCGGCAGGATTCGCGTGAACACCTCGTTCTCAAGGACGTCGAGCACCTTCGCCCTCATCACCGGCGACGATGTGTTATCGCGGTCGAGGATGTTGTCGATCACGATGCCGTGCAAGCGAGCGCCGAGGATCTCGCCGTCGAGCCCGTAGGCCGCGAGCGAGGGATCGCGTGCGCTCGGAGGGCAGCCCTCGACGCGAAGCGCCGTGCTGCCCCATGTGTCCATTGCCCGGCTCGATGTGCTTTGCTGTGGGCGCAGGTTCGGGAACACTCGAGCGATCCGCTCGTTGACCATGATCTCGCGAGCGACGCCGAGGACCGTCTTACGCGCCTGCGTGCTCTTGCTGGACAGGTATGCGTATTGCCGCGAGGGATGCTGGCCGAGCAGGTGGATGAGCTTGATCTTCGCCTGCGTGGTCTTGCCGTGCTCGACGGGATACCAAAATATGCAACGATCCTGCCTGTCTGCGATCTCGTGAAGCTCGCGATGATGCCGCGCCTGAACGAGCGCAGCGCCGCTCTCGTTGTCGGTGAAGCAGTATTCGGCGAAGGCGTTCACGCTGGATCGAGCGCTCTCGATCAGCAGGCGCTCGGCTGCGGCGAAGCTCGGCTCGATTGTGAAGCGTGCTCGAAGTCGATTGGCGGCGACGGAGGCGATGGGCTCGCGTGCAAGCGCGGCCCTCATGGTGCTGGCTCTGCCGTCCTCGCGTTGGCCTCTGATTCGATTGCGGCCAGCACGCGGGCGCGGTCGTCAGGGTCGCGGACGTTCTGAGCGATGATGTCCATGACATGCTCGATGTACGACTGCGCCGCCTCCATCGTGATCGTGATGCGCGGATTGTCGCTGGCGAGCTTGAGGCCGAGAGCGCTGGCAATCGTCTTGTCGATGTCGTGAGCGAGCCGGAAGTCGCGGCCCTTCACCCTGCCATCGGGATCGCGCCAGCCCTTCATCGCCGCACGACGGATCGCGTGAAGCCTGCCGATGAACTCGTCCTTTACCTCGACGCTCGCCTCGGTCGTGACTTCCTTTTGATTCTTGCGGATCTCCACAATGTCATTGCGGATCGTCCCCCTCGTGACAGGGAAGCGCTCCTTGAGCAGTATGTGAATCTGCTGCGGACGATAACCACCGTACAACATTTCTTCGACGGCTTGAAGTCGGCGCTGACGCTCTAGGGCGTCCGTTCGACGATGGCGCGGTTTGTCATTGCTTGTCATGGGCCGGAGCCTCGAAGAGCTTCAGCGACACCTTGAGGAGGGCGACGAAGCACGCACTCGGCGAGGCGTCGGGCTGTTCTTTGTGGACATGATCCACCCACGCCTTCCACAGCGCAAGCAATTCCGCGTCGGTCGCGAAGAAGATCTGCTGTTGATGCTTCGGCGACACGCCGGGATCGTAGGTCCAGTCCGTGCCGGCCCGCTCGATCATGTCGGCGAGATCCTGCGCGGAGTCAGGCATGAAGTCTTCCAACCCTTCGAGCGTGCCGTACTCGGGCAACACTACGTCGCGGATCAGGGCGGCTAGCGCGAACTCGTCGTCCTCGAACCATTGGTGATTGCGCCGACGGGCGATCAACACAGCGTCGGCCTTCGTGATGGGGCCGAAGTTCTCGACCTTCACGATCTTCCAGCCGAGAACGTCGATGGCGTCTAGGCGGTGATTGCCGTCGATGACCTCCAGTTTGCCCGCCTTGAGTTCGCGAACAGCCATCACCCCTGCGCTGCGGTCTTTGTCGATTGATGCCGCCAATTTTTTGAGCGCCTCGGGAGACGCCGCACGCTTGTAGTTCCATTCGGCCGAGATCAGCAATTCGCGGGCGACCTCTTGCAGAAGCGGGTACTCGGGGGCGGGTTTCTTCGGCATGGTCGATCCTCAATTCTGAGGTCCAGCGACCTGTTGGTACTTGCGGAGAAGCGTGCGGGCGATAATGACGTTGAGTGCGGTGTTTCGCGCCCCCGTATCCCCGTCGTTGAATCCGTTCGCCACGAGCCACGCCTTGACTTGTTCGATCAGCACGCGGGTAGCGTCCATCTCCATGATGTTGTCGGTCAAGACGATGCGGCTTTTGGTTTCGTCCCCGATGAACGCCTGCGCTCGACCGAACTTCGAAGCGTTGAGCCATGTGGTCGAATCACAAGAGGTGCACCAACGGCAACGACGCATGATCGCAGCGCGGTCGCAACCGAACAGGTGAATGTCGATTGATGGCTTGCGTTGTTTCGCCATCGCCGCCTGTCGCTCCACGCTGCGGGCGAGGTCGCTGACCCCGTGCTTGCGAAGCTCAAGCGGGGCAATGCCAACGTAGTCGCTGAACTCGATCAGGCGGTCAAACCCGCTCTGCCCGTCCTCAAGGTGCCAGACGTTCACGAGGCGATGATCGGGAAGTTGATCGCGCAGCCGACGGCGCAATGACCACGCCGCTTCGGGGTCGAGGATCTTCTGACAATCAACCTCGACGACCACGCCGCGATAGTTCGACTCCTTCACGAACTCAACGATGCGGTCCTGCCATGCAGTCAGGAAACCGAGATCCCACGATCCTTTGCCGAAGTTCGTGTCCGAGCCTTTGCGCCCCCACATGAGCGTGAAAATGCCAGAGTCGAGCATGGTGGTGCGAAACAGCGCCTCGTAGATCGAAGGGGCGGGCGCGGTCGAAGCCGACGCCGCTCCCTTCAGTTTGAAATCGGGCGCGATGTAGCGATAGACCGAGAACAGGGCGTGCTTCACGCCGACGAAATGCTGGATGGCCCTCGCTTCGCGGAGTTTCTCTACGCCTGCGAAATAGACCTTCACGCCTTGCCTCCTTGTTTCCACGCCGCAAAACCCGCAGACCGTTTCTTGCAGGCGGGGCAAGCGCCGCAGCCATAGCCCCATTCGTGAAACGGTTGCTCGCCGCCTTCGTAGCAGGTTCGGGTGTGATTGACGACGAGGTTCGTGACGTTGAGCGCCGACGCTTTCGCCCAAATCGCGGCCTTGCTAAGGGCGACCAGCGGCGCGTGGATTTCGAGGCACGGCATGTCGAGCCCGATCCTCAGAGCTTCCTCCATTGCGCGAACGAACTGCATCGAGCAGTCGGGGTAGGCGTCGGTCTTGCTCGTGGCTCGATGAGCGTCCAACCCGATGACCACGTTCGGGATGTTGAGCTTCTTCGCCATAGCGCCGGCCAACGCGAGGAACAGGATGTTCCTGCCGGGCACGAACGAAGTTGGCAAGTTGTCGGCACGAACTCCGAAGGCTTCGGAGTTCTTCACGAGCGAGGAGTCCCTCAACTGCGCGAGGGCGTCACAGTCGAGCATCGTCCACGGCACCTCCGCTTCGCGACAGACCCGTTGAACGGCTCGCTGTTCCATCGACAAAGACCGTTGCCCGTAATTGACGAACAGGGCAAGGCAGTTCCACCTTTGATCCTTGTCCGCCCACAGCATCGCCGTCGTGGAGTCCTGACCGCCGGAAAGCAACACGAGTGCGTTCAACGATGGGCCGTATGCACGCATGACAGGAACTCCTTCCTCGTGTCCTCTTGATCCTTGAACAGGCCGCGAAGGGCGCTCGTGACCATCACGCTGTTCTGTTTCTCCACGCCTCGCGCCGTCATGCAAAAGTGTTGCGCCTCGAACATGACCGCGCAGCCTTTCGGGGCGAGGTGTTCCATGATCGAGTCGGCCACCTGCGCCGTGAGGCGCTCCTGCACCTGAAGGCGACGGGCGAAACATTCGACGAGGCGGGCGAGCTTGCTGATCCCGACCACCTTCTCCGTCGGAATGTAGCCAACATGAGCCCGTCCAAAAAACGGGAGCATGTGATGTTCGCAGGTTGAATAGAACTCGATGTCCCGCAGCAGCACCATTTCGTCACAGTCAACGATGAATTGTTTGGAGAGGATCTGCGCGGGGTTTTGCAGGTAACCCGCGTAGATTTTCGCCCACGTTCCCACGACCCGCCTCGGCGTTTCCGCCAACCCTTCGCGAGTCGAATCTTCACCGATGGCTTCGATCAGGTTTCGGACAATCGTTTCGTTCGGCGTCATCTCATCCCCGCGATCTTGTGCGTCTGGAGCGATAGTCGCCAGCCGCGATAATTCATCACGGCGCTGGCGGCGAATCGAAAGATCGACTCTCGCAAGAGTGGGTCGTCGCTCCAAATCGGCTGTAGGTATCGCTCGCGAACATGACCCTTGAACCTCGACAGGTCTTGCCCTTGATGCAAGAGCTTGAGTTCGCTGGCGACGCCATCCCACTCCTCGACGGGATCGCCGTTCTTCTGCTTCGGAGAGCATGTGACCCACGCGCCTTCGTTGAGCAGCGCGAGTATCGCCTTCTCGTTGGAGCCGTTCGTCTCGACCTGAATCGAACGCCTCCCGCTGTCATAGATGGCACGCACGAGCGGGATGATGTCGTGGATCGTCGGCTCGCCGCCCGTGATTACAACGTGCTCGTTCCATTCGAAGAACATGCTCATGGCGAGAACGATCTCGTCGGTCGTGAGGCGTGACTCGATCTTCGTGAAGTCGGTATCACACCACGCGCATTTGAAGTTGCACCCGGCGAGTCGGATGAACGTGGCGGGCGTTCCGGCGAAATGACCTTCGCCCTGTACGCTCGCGAAGATTTCGACGATGGGCAGCCGCTTCGGATCGTCTACGACCGCCTCGGCTTCGACGGTCGGTTCATGTTCGTCAGTCACGGGACCACACCGCGAGGTTGGTGTCGTTTTCGCTGACCGCGACGCGCTCGACATGAGCGCAGGGGCCACCGGATTCGCGGGCAGGCATCTCGCCATTGACCTCGCTGGCGATCAAGTACGCGAGGTTCTCCGCCGTCGCCGGGATTCCGCCCATCGTCTCGTTGAGGTCGCGGTGGTCGTGGCGCTTCACGATGGCGCTGATCGCCGCGAAGTCCACGACCATGCCGTTCGGGTCGAGGCTGTCGGCGCAGACCGTCACGGCGATGTCGTAGTTGTGGCCGTGAGGCCGACGGCAGGGCGACTCGTAAGGGAGCTTCAGGCAATGCGCTGCTGCAATACTGATTCGCTTCGTAACCGTGAACATGGCTTCCTCCTTTGCCAGCCCCGAGGATAGCCTGTCGAGCGCCGGGGCCGCAACCCGTATTCTTGCTCTTGTTATTGTTCTTGTTATTGTTCTTGTTCTTGTTCTTTAATTCGAGATGAATTCGCAAACGTTCAATGAAGTCTTTCGTGAAGTCTTTCGTGAAGTCTTTAAGTCTCGCGACGGGGCGATCTTGCGGGCGCATAGCAAAAGAAAAGCCCCCGGCAGCGCGGGCCGCCGGGGGCAATCGTCAATCCTTCGTCCTCAGCACGACTCGTCGAGGCTCCTTTTTGCGTTTCGCGGGGCCGCCCCGCTCCCGATCCTCGCCGATGATCTGAACGGCGAGCTTGCGCCATCCTCCGCTCATGCCGCCGCCGTGGAGCCACGCCCACACCGTCGGCTGCGTGCAGCCGAGCGCCCTTGCTGCGGCGCTCTGTGAGCCCGCCAGCCTGACGAGCTTCTCGGCAATCGTCTTTCCCGATCTCACGGCCTCACCTCCTCACGGTCGATCGCTAACGCTTTGTCCGCCTTCATGGGCGTGCTCATGCCGCCCTCCTCGCGCCAACCTTCACGTTGACCTTGATCGGTTCGACGCTGGCGACCTTGCAGATTGCGGCCAGCGCAGCATCGCGCTCCTTGCGCCCGTTGCCGAGCCACGACTGTTCGATACGGCAGTCGGCCTGCCCGCGCTTGTGGTCGATGAACTCGCAGACCGCGTTGAACGCAGTCCACGCGGTGAAGCGATACTTCGTCGGGAGGAACTTGTCGCCGCCGATCATTTGCCCTTGCCACAGCGACGAGATCGCGGCACGCTTCTTCGCCGCCGCCTGCTGTTCGGGATCGACGCGCTTCTTCGCTCCCGCCTTCGGCACCGGATTCGGGAACAGGTCGATCAGCAGCGAATCCATGCTGCCGGTCGTCATCTGGAACTTCGCGAGGCTCTTGAACATCGTCACGTTCTCCTCGAACGATGCGAGCGACGGGCCGAACAGGTCGGCCAGCGCACGGACCCGCGCTTCGGCCTTCGCCGAATGTTTCACCTTGAGAGCGTAGCCGCCTGCTCCAGACATCGCCATGTTGAGTGTGTTCATGCAGACGGGACGAATCACGGTCGGCGCAAACGACGGAGCCTTCGCGCTGCTGTGAGCGTTCCAGAATACGAGCAGGTTCTTGACCGGATCGCCCGGCACGATCTCCCGCTCTCCGTTCACGCGCATGGCGATCCACACAATCTGCCCATGCCGCAGCGAGCCCGCCGTCTCGTACTCGCAGATGCCCGCACGCTTGAGGTCGTCGAGCACCTCGAACGCTGTGCGGTTCTGGACAGGGTGCCAATCGTTTCCGACCACGGACAGGATGCGCCCGTCCGTTTCGCGCCTGACAGCCTTCCCCATCGGCACCGGCACGAGGTCGCTCTTGCCCGCGCCATCCGGCACCTCCGCCCACAACGGCACCACGCCGACGGGCCAGTTCAGTCCGGCGGCGTCCAGCGCGGCGTCCACGTTCTCTGGCTGCTCGCTCAATTCCATGACGCGCTCCCGCGTCTCGTTCATGTGCCATGCGCTGCTCTGGCCTTTGTCCTTGAGCAACATCATACGTTCCACTTCGTGCGCCATGATCGGTTCTCCTTTGTGTGCGACCCTACATCGCCTTCGGCTTGCCGCCGAGCGCGAGCATGAGCCTGTGGACTTCCTCATCGGTCGGCAATCGACCGACGCCTCTCTCCATTCTTGAAACGTCCATGCGACTGACCTTCGCCTCCTTCGCAAGTTCTCCCTGCGTCATGCCGCGCACCTGCCGCATGGATCGCAGCAGCGCGGCGAACATCAAGTCACCCATCCCTCGGTCTTCGCAATCCAGCGCTTGATGTTCATTCCAGCACCTCCGGCAACAGAGCGTCCGCTTCGCGAGCGAGCATCCTCACGACCTCGCCGTGACCGGCGACCATCTCGAGGGCAGCGTCCACCCCGCCGAAGCAGGCGTGCGGAGAGCCGACGACCGGAGTGAGCTTCGCCCTCTGCACCTCTGCGCGGGCCGCCTCAAGCGAACGCTGTGCTCGGTCAAGGGCAAGCTCCGCCGAGTTCAGGCGACCGTTGCGGTCGAGAACGCGTAAGTGTGCCATCGGCCCGTTCATGCCTCGTCCTTTCGTTTTGTGTTGGCAATGACTTCAAGCAAGAGAGCGTCAATGTCGAACTCGCCCTCCGTTCCATTCGTGACGCTCACGCCGTTGTCGTGCGCCTCCTTCGCATCGACCGCGTACCGGAGTAAGTGCTGCGCCATCTGGATCATCACGACCACGGCAGGCAGAAGCTCACCGCCGTCGCTCATCTGCGCCTTGATTGCCTCGCCCATCGCCACCGCAACGTCGGACGCATCGGCAGCAGCAGCGGCCTTGTCGTCCTCGCTTTCGTTTTCCTTCTGGTAGAGTGACGCAGCGCCCTTGTTGATCGTGGTCGCGGCCAACGCGAGCAACCTGTCGGCGGTCACGCAGGCGTTCCGTGCGAAGTCGTAGTCCGGTTTCATGCAAAGCCCTTTCCGGCAGGCCGCGCCGTTCATCCTCCCGGTGCCCGACGCGGCCCGCCTGTGGCGCGTGTGGTGCGCGCCGGTTTCGATTACAGGTTCGTGCCCTCGCTCGACTCATTCACGGCCTCGACGATCTCAACGGCACCTTCGGCGCGGGCGAGAATGTCGCTCGCGGCCTGAAGCTCCTCGCCGCTGGCGCTGTCGGCGTCGTCCTTCAAGGAACGAGCCACCGCGACTGCCGTCCGGTTCGACTCGATCATTCTCTCCAGCACGCGGAAGTCGCTCATCGGCAGACCGTCCACGCCCGCGAAGCGCCGCAGCAGTTCGACCAGCAGCGAGGTCGAGGACGCCTCGGCGAGAACGGTGTCGCGCACGGCCTCCTCCGCGATGGCGGTGCAGATGGCGTCGTTGCGGCTCTTGAAGATGATGGCCTCGGGATTCGACAACAGCAGGTGCTCGGCGATCTGCTCGAAATCCGCATCGCCATCGAACACGTTGTCAACGTTATCGAGGACATCGCTCAACGACTCGCCCACTATCCACCCTTCGTCCTCAAGGTGCGAGGCGATCTCGTCGTTTTTGATGAGGTTCAGCGCCTCGTTCGCGTCCTTCGACACGAAGAAGTCGTTGTCAGTGAGGTACTCGGCGATCTTGTCGTCTTCGATGCTGCTCAGGGCGTCGTCCTCGTCGTCGTACACAACGCTGCCGCGATCAACGATGTATTTCTTGATGGTACTGTCGTCGAGACAGTCGAGAATTTCTTCGTCGTCGCCGAACACTTTGTATCCGTTGTCTCGCAACTGTTCGATCATGTCGTCTATGCTCTGCTCCTCGACGCCCTCGCCCTTCTCCTCAAGCGCATCGCGCAGAGATTCGACACAGCACGTTTCCGCGAGCACGCTGACGAGTTCGTGGTAATTGACTTCGCCGCGCATGGCGTGGGCGAAGTTCGCGATCCCTTCTTTCCCGATTGCGGTTTTGACGCGATTGATCGCCAACTCATAGAACAGCGCCGGGTCTGCCGGGAAGCTCTCGATGCTCGCCTTCTCGATGCCCGCCTTCTTGAGCAGCGCCTCGTCCTCGTCGCTGCTGAGGTTGCTCAGGTAGTCGATGA